CTAACTCCTACCAATGGAGCTCGATATTTGATTTTAAATCCAATCGGTGATGCCAACAGTGATAGTTCTATTGCATGGGCAGGTGCGGCTGGTACTAATTTAATTGCCAATGCCAATGATATCATTGAATGGAATGGATCATACTGGCATGTATCGTTTGAAAGTAACAATAATCCAGTTGTGCAGTATGTTACTAATACTAAAACTCATGTCCAATATCGTTGGGCCGGTGATGCTTGGGTAAAGAGCTACGAAGGTGAATACTCTGCAGGCAACTGGAGTTTGGTTCTCTAATGTCCGACAATCATACAGAAGGATGTGGCGCATTAGTGTACGCCAAGTCGACTAATCGATATCTTTTTTTACTACGAGATAAATCCAAACACTCAGGTAGCTGGGGAATTGTAGGCGGAAAGATTGAGGCAGGAGAAACTGTTACACAAGGACTTGTGCGAGAGATACGTGAAGAAATTGGTAGTGATTTTTCTAAGAAAAAGTTTATTCCTCTAGAAACATTTACAGCAGACAATCGTAAATTTGCTTACTACACATTTTTGGTAAGTGTAGAAGAAGAATTTGTTCCTAAATTAAATAGCGAGCACCGCGGATATTGTTGGGTAAACTTAGACGACTACCCAAGACCGTTGCATCCAGGTCTTTGGCGTAGTTTTAATTTTGATATTGTTCGTAAAAAGATAAAGACTCTAGAGTCTATATTAAATTAACCAACGTCAGCTTCTAGTACAAAGTCTCTGTAGTCGATTTGACGGTAGTTTGGTTTGCTATCAAACATAGCATGTACATACCATTGTGCTGTTGGCATAATACTTACAAATTCTACATTAGGGTATGTAGTCATCACTGTGCTTAACGACATGTTCCAAAATGTTTCATTTTGATCTTCGGTGGATGCTGGGTACCCGTTGGTATCTTTGTAAATGTTATTAACATTTCCAGCTTCATCGTACCCGTCAAATCCCATTAAGAATATTTTTTTATGCCCATCAAAACAGGCCAAGTAAACTGCCAATGAGCCGGCGTCAAATGCTATGTTTTGCGGAATCAAATAAAATTTACCCGGATAGTCAATAACGTGCTGACCATTTGCATAAACAATATTTTCAGCGGTGTACGTTGACTCAGCAATTTCTTTTACTATGCCGTTTCCAACAGCAATTAAGAAGTCGGGAGTAAAATCTCTGTATAATGCATTACAACCATACGACTGTAGTCGGTTTGATCCAAGTAATCCGCCAGTGTGATTATCAATGTGCATTAAATCAAAATCTTTACGCGATTCACCGTTACCAATTACCAATGCTTGTGTGGTTGTAAAGGTATTGAAAACTTGATTGGGAACCATTTCTGTAGTTGGGTGCCACTCGCCGTTTTCGTATGTTAATTGTGTGATAACATTTTCGCCTGGATAAGAACTGCGATAAAGTTGTTTTAATTTTTGCATAGTATGTTAAATATTAATGTTTACCAACTACCACTTCAATAGTTACAATATCATCGGATCTGACTGTGCTTAAACTTTTTCCTAAAATACAACCAGGAATAAATTTATCATTATCAATTGTTTGTGCCACACCTTCTATACTACTAGTTACTAGTACATCACCTTTTGTAACAGGACCTTTAACTCGGCACGGAACACGACCTGTTAGTGCAACAGCTTGGCCTGCTCCTGCGGCATTCATCAAGTATGCCGGTTCACCAGAAATGACTCCAGCAATACGAGTATCGTGATCAATAGTTGATGATGTAATTTCGTGTGTTCCACCAAATACAACTACTGTGCCAATTGGATATTCTTTGTCTGACGTATATTTTTCTGCCAAGTCAGCGTATTTGGCTTGAGAAGAGATACCGTAAAATGTATTAAACCATTGAACCGATGATCCTAAGTTATAAGTTAGGTTGGCTGTAGGAACAATGTTACCAGATAAGTTTACGTTACCAAATGTTTTGTTTGTTAGTGTCTGAGTGCCCGTTGTAGTCACTGCTATGTTACCGCCCGGTGTTGAGCCGTCGTGTACGTGTATCGTGCCCGAATCGGAGTTAACAGCGAGTTCGCCGGCGGCGCCAACATAGGCGTTGGAAGCGGCGTTGTTACCTCGTCTAAATTGTACTTGTGTTGGCATCTCTTAAATTCCTTATATGTTATTTATCTTAAAGTGTTCTTATAATATTCCAAGATCGTACGTTTTTACACTACCAACTGGATCCATTAAATCATACCGACCAAAATTTCCAGTCGGCACGCCAAATCCATCAAAATTTGATGTCAATGTAGCTTCAGTTCCGTACAATGTTGCCAAGTTTACGTTAGCAATACCTGGAAAAATACTAGTAGTAGAGTTACGATATGTTAAATTTGCACCAACTAAAATACTTACGTTGCTTGTGCTGGCGAACATAGCCTGTGTAGCTGTTCCACTATCGCCGGCGTAAACACGTATTACGTCATCGCCTGCACCTGCGCTTGTTTCTGCTTGGATATATGCTTTTTTGTCTACAGAAGTAACACCACCCAAACTAGACCAAGCATTACCTGCGCCGTATCCTTCAAAACTTTGAAGTTGAGTGTTATAGCGTACATGCCCTAATTGTGGGCTAATAGTGTTGTATGCACCGCCTGGGCGTTGAGCAGTATTACCTGTTGGTAATGGTACAAATTGTATGTCGCTGTTTAATGTAGTAATACCATTTAAAACGCCTGCACTATTACTACCAAGTGACACCGTTGTGTTACCATAAGTTACCTGTCCGGCCGCCCACGTAGGAGCATATCCTGCACCAGCAGATTTTAAGAAGGTACCTTGAGCACCAGCTGTAATGAATGTTGTTAAGTTGGTATCTGCCTGGATCATTAATTGTCCAGCACTACCGCCTTGAATATTTGTTGCACTGGTAGCAACTGTAGCCGTACCAACAGTTAGCGTGGACCCGCTGACCCAAGTTGGAGATCCTGTACCTCCAGACACTAAAATCTGGCCCGATGTACCGGCTAGGCTTAGCCCCATACCACTTGAAGTAGAATATGGAACTGCGCCTGCAGCCGCGGTCAATGCACTACCGGTGCCACCATATGCTAATGCAACAGGAGTACCTTGCCAAGTGGACCCGGTACTCATTGTTTTGTTTAATACTGTCTGAGTAGCACCGGTGGTTAATACCGTCGCACCGCCGCCGGCAGTTGTGCCATCGTGTAAACGTAGCGTTTTGGCATCAGTATCATAGGTAATCTCGCCAGCGGCGCCGGTAAAGGCGTTATTCTGGGTAGTAGTTCCTCGTCTAAATTGTACTTGATTTGCCATATCTATCCTCTGTTTCTATATTTATACTTGGTTACGCCTGTGCCTCGGACCAAAACAAGTTAATGTTTACGTTGGCTGTGTTAGCTGTTAGGTTTTTAACAACAACTGCTAAAACGTCTGGTCCGTCTGGATAATTGCTGTATCCACCGATTGCAGAGTTTGTTAATTCTTTCAGATTGGTTAGGTCAATTTGTGCAAATCCGCCAGGTTGTCCCAATGTACTAAAGTTCTGTTCTCCTGGGGTAGCAACTGTTGAGCTACTTGTTGAAATTTGAGCAAAACTTGGTTGAGATCCCAGGGCCGCAGAGTTAACTGCTTGCCATGTTAGCGAACTGGCATCAATATTACCAGGATTTAAAATACCGTATACTTGCACTGATTGGTCTGACTGAATTTGCAACTGCTGTAATAGCAATTGAGAACGGTTGATCAAATCTCTATCGCCAAACTGTCCGGCAATAGAATTACTTACGCTAGGTGCCAAACGTAAAAAGAATGTTGTTTTACTTTGGTTAGCTGTAAGTACAGTTCCCAATGATGCATAGTTAAAGTAGTAGCCGCGGTCTGTGTCAAATAATCCGTCCATGATATAACTACTACCCCAGTGATTAACAATCGGAGCACAAGTACAACTAATTAATGTCACAGATGTATAACCGTTGCCAGCGGCATGACTAGCGGCTGCGCTACCAGTAAATGACTTTGTAGATCCGCCAACAAACAGGCTAAAACTAGCACCACGTGTACATCCAGTCAATGTATTAGTACCTAAACTAATACCTGTGTAATTGATACACTCCTGGTCAATTAAAACTGTTCCGCCTGTATTAGGGAAACGGCTAACATCATATACCTGGATTGATGTAACTGAGCTATTAATGTTGGCGTACAATCTATCACGTGCAGATTCATTGATAGCTTGGTATCGCACAGCTTGGTTACCTGTACGCATATATGCTTCATCATTAACGTTATTTTGTTTCAACCTATGTGCCAGGATCATGTTACCATCTGGACCGCGCAAGAGAAAATCAACAAAGCCGGCACCGTACCAGGAGAATGAAATTCCTAGCATTTGCATTTTGTTTAAGTTAATGTTGTATCCACTAATACCTGTACCATCTAATCGGTCAATGTTAAATTGGCTTTGTGGTACACGCTGGTCAATAACCTGTGCAATCTTGCAACTGGTAGCGTTATTAACGCCGCGGTATTCTGGGTTAATGGTCATGGTTGTATCATCAGTAATTGTACCAACCATATAGGTCATGCCGCGAATAACAATACGATCCCCAGTTTTAAGTTGTTGTGTAAACCGTGAACTTGTTCCGGTAACAGCCTGACTGCCTGAGTTAACAGTAATAAATCCAGACAGCTGATATGTAGCCGAGCGTTTGACCACTGCTAGCTCTTTGCCGTCAAACTCCCAAAACAATCCGTTCTGGTCATCAAATGCACCGCATCGAGTTGTAGCACCATGCCAGGCTTTGACTGTTACACGCGGTAAGTTAGTGATAACTGCTGATGTGCTACCCAATGTTTGTGTGGCACTCAATGTAAATACGCTTTCGCTAGTTACCCCAACAACACCATATGTACCATTATAGCCCGATGTCACAACACCAGCAATTTCCACAGTGGCGCCAGCTTGTAAGCCGTGATCTGTTTCTGTTGTAACTGTAATTGTAGAACCGGTAGTTGTATTGCTTGCACTAATTTGATCCAGGTTAATAACTGGGTTAAACAATACACCACTTGTCCATAACATACCTTTACCAGACTGGTAACGCATATACTTTTTGGTCTGTCTTGATATACTTGCCCCGTGGCTTGGTAAGAATGTACCCAAATTAATACCACCGTCAAATGGTCTATGTTGAACGAATGCATCGCTTCGTGTGTAAGTTGTTGCTATGATGCCAGAGTTTTGTACTGCACCACCAACTCTGGCCGTAAATGTAAATGTTGTTGCTGTAGGAACTGTTTCAACAAAGAAATTACCACCCATTAATGTGTGATATGTTCCACTAGATGTGACTACGTTAACAATT